GTCTATGGGTAAAGGACAAACCATGAACTACATCATCTATGACGATGAGACGGCAGAGATTGCTGGAACATTTGCAGAGTCATTGGCCAAGGCTATGAAACACACGGGCGAAGCAGTGAAGATGGCTCTTGAAGAATTAAAAACACAGATAGTTTGGTACACGCCAAAAGTTCTGTCCAAGCGCCGTGGTGTCCGTGGCCGCGCAAGAGCACTGAAATGGAGAAAAAATGTTTGGTGAAGCACAAATTAAAGGCGAAGGACAGTTTGTGGATTTTGGCTCTGGAAAACCGCCACAAAAGCCAGAAGTAGAAACAACTTACGTAGAGCGCAGGGTTCCCGATCACTTGGAAGACGAAGCGCACGAATTAATTGACAACTGGCTTAAATCAAAGGGCTACGACCCAGAGGAGATTTGAATGACACAAGACAAAACACCCCCACGGTTCATTGAGCTGATATTTGGCAACCAATACGCAATCCGCCTATACAAGACAGACGACAAAATGGGAGGAGAACCCGTCTATCGAATGCAAGGCACGCTGCAAGGCATAGAGGCCATGCAAGCCGACATCGACAGCGTCTTCCCACGAACCACAACTTCAGGTTAAACTCCAGCCCACAATGCACTGAAACGAATGTGCGAAAGGACTGAAATATGACCGAAGAAAAATCCGCGGCAAAGAAAAAGAACGGTAGACCATCCACATACGATCCCCTAATAGCCAAACAGATGTGTGAACAGCTCAGTGAGGGGATACCACTGAGAGAGATATGCAGACAAGAAGGCTTCCCAGCGTGGAGGACAGTCTACGATTGGATGAAGAAGGATGCTGATCTTTCCACAGCCATCGCGTGTGCGCGTGATGTAGGCTACGATGCCATTGCTGAGGATTGCCTGAGGATTGCTGACACGCCTGAGTTCGTGGAAGAGACGACCGAGTCGGTGAATGAGAAGGGCGAGAAGACCAAGTCCATCAAGCGGGTGGACATGCTGGGTCACCGCAAGCTCCAGATCGAGACGCGGTTGAAACTGCTGGCTAAGTTCAATCCTAAGAAGTATGGCGACAGCGTCACCCACAAGGGTGATGACGATGCACCGTTGGTGATCGAGAACAGCCACAACATCTTCGGCGAATTGGCCAAGGCAGCACGATATGCAAGACAGCTCGAAGCCTACGGAAAAGAGTAAGGAGCTGTCCCCAAACCGAAAGTACATCGTTGGGGAGCTTCAGAAGGTCAACATCTACCAAAAGGCATTGTTCGAGTGGGAGATTGGCTGGAGCAATCAGGCGCACAAACACCAGATTGAGCCGCCGGGCGAAGGCTGGAACATCTGGTTGCTGCTGGCTGGCCGTGGAGCGGGTAAGACCCGTGCGGCTGCCGAGACGATTGGCCAATGGGCTATCAACATGCCAAACAGTCGGTGGCTGGTGTCCGCCCCAACGAGTGGTGACGTCCGCGGCACGTGCTTTGAGGGTGACTCAGGGTTGCTCAACGTCATCCCCAAGATATTCGTTGCCGACTACAACAAGAGCCTGCATGAGATCAAGTTGATCAATGGGGCATTCATCAAGGGCATCCCAGCGTCCGAGCCTGAACGTTTCCGCGGTGGCCAATGGCATGGAGCTTGGCTGGACGAGCTGGCGGCGTGGGACTACCTGCAAGAAGCGTGGGATCAGATTCAGTTCGCCGTGCGGTTGGGCAAGAAGACACGCATCATTGCCTCGACCACGCCCAAGCCCAAGCCCTTGATCATGGACTTGATTGATCGGGATGGGGATGACGTCAGGGTGACTAAGGCATCGACCTACGTCAACGTGGAGAACCTTGCGCCCAGCTTCCAACAGCAGATTCTCCAGTACGAGGGCACCAAGCTCGGTCGGCAGGAGATTCACGCCGAGATCATTGACCCCGAAGAGGGCGGCATCGTCAAGCGGGAATGGTTTAGGCTCTGGCCAGACGGCAAGCCCTTCCCCAAGCTGGAGTACATCATCCAGAGCTACGACTGCGCCACATCGGACAAGACGCACAACGACCCGACTGGCTGTATCACCATGGGCGTGTTCAAGCCACTGGACGGCGGGATGTGCGTCATCATCCTCGACTGCTGGCAAGAGCACCTGCAATATCCCCAGTTGCGGCCAAAGGTCATCGACGAGTACGAGGTGGTGTACGGCGAAGGCAAGAACAAGAAGCGCGTGGACTTGCTGCTGGTGGAGGACAAGAGCGCAGGCATCAGCCTGATCCAAGACTTGCACCAAGCTCACCTGCCCGTCCATGCCTACAACCCCGGCAGGGCTGACAAGATACAACGGCTGTCCATCGTGGCCAACATCATCAGGGCTGGCCGTGTGTGGGTGCCAGAGTCGTCCAAGCGTAAGGGATTCGTGCGTGACTGGGCGGAGGGCATGGTCAGCCAGATATGCTCATTCCCCGAAGGCACAATACACGACGAGTTCGTGGACTGCATCAGCCAAGGCTTGAGATACCTACGTGATGGTGGCTGGATCAGCATCGACGCACCACCGAGGGACGACTACGATCCAGAGGACGTCATTGATGCCTTGGACTTCAACAAGCGCTCCCAGTTGACCAACCCATATGCCGTTTAGTCGGTTGAACCGAGCAAACTTGCATGAAACTTACAACACCTTGCTGTAGACGTACAGGGCGTGCGAAGGCATAATGACGGCAATTTCCCCCATTGAGGTTGACATGGCCACACCACCACCAGACATTGCGGCAAAACTTGACATACTTCGCCAGCAAGCTGCTGAAAGAGCCAAGCAGGACGCTCAGTATTCACGGCAGACTGATCGCCAGTACACGCCAGTCATTCAACCCAATCCCAATTGGATGCCCAAGAAAGCAGACGGTGGTGTTGTTGACGCCATCAATCGCGGCATGGATACCATGTTTCCAGCGCGTAAGTTGGCTCGAATCGCAGTGCTGGCCAACACCCAAGCACCACTGGAAAAATTGCGCAACTCAGTTAATCCAGCGTATTACGACTACGTGATGGATCAAACAACAAAGAACCCAGTGTCGATGCCTTTGCCCAAGCCTGAAGACATGACGCCAATTAAAGGTAATGGATTGGCCAAAGGCGGGACGATGAGCCAAGACGCCATGCGTCTGGCGCTGATGAACAAGGGTGGCACACCAAAGGCCAAGGAACCAAAGAATACCGTGAAAGCATACAAACTCTTTCGCGTGCATAAAGATCATCCCGGCAAGCTGTTCCCTCTGTTTGTTGACGCCAACACTCCAGTGGAGATGGGAAAGTGGATCAATGCCAAAGAGGGCGAAATGCGCAACGGCAAGGTCAAGTCCAAGATCGGCGACCTCGCATATCGTCCCGGCTGGCACGCTGGCGACTTGCCAATCGCAACTCACATCGGAGAAAAGTCTGACCCATCCCTGACAGCGCCAGACACGCGCCCAGCAAACCATGCGTGGGCTGAAGTTGAGATGCCAAACGATGTGGACTGGCAATCAATCGCCAATGAGCGCGGCACCAACGCACAAGGCAAGCTGATCCCAGTCAAGGCGCACATCACCGATCAAATCCCAATGGGTGGGCACTACCGTTATAAAACTAACCCCAACATGACAGGCAATTGGCTGATCGGTGGATCAATGAAAGTCAATCGGGTATTGACAGACAAAGAAGTCGAGAAGATTAACAAAGAAGCTGGTTTGTCTGACTTGCCTAGAGCACAGCCATTTAAGAAAAAAAATTATGGATTTGCCCGAGGTGGTTTAATCGCACCTGAAGAGTGGATAGCAGAAGAGCACGTACACCATAAGCCTAACAGCAAAGTCACCCACGCCCACCACCTTGAAATAGAAGAGCGCCCACTATGAAAGACCTCGTCGGAAAAGGCAAGCCGTTTTACTCGGCACTGGACTTGGGGGCTAAAGCGCTCAAGCGCAAGGTCGGCACTGGCTCGGAGTTCCTGAAGGAGCTGATGGCGTTGCCCGGCGTCAAGCCAACCGAACTAAAAGAACGCAACCTTGAAGGCTTGATGAATGCGCCCCGCATGACGCATGAAGAGTTCTTGACCCACTTGGCGGCAAAGCCAGCGCCAGCCATTCAAGAAAAGGTGTTGGGGGAAAAAGTTGACAAGAATATGCTCAAAGCTGTGGCCAAAGAGCTTGCCTACGACAATGCAATGGAATACCTCATTTACGAAGAGGGCATGAGTCGATCTACTGCCGAAGAAATGGCCAAAGACATGGCAGAAGAAAACTACCATGAGCATATGAATGAGGCTATGGAAGACCTTAACAAAGGCACAAGCGCTCCATATCACGAAGAAAATTACACCTTGCCCGGCGGTGAAAACTACCGCGAGATGCTGATCAAAGCACCCAAAGGCGCTGAAGAGTTTCCCGGTGTGCCACATCATTTTGGTGGAGAACCCGGCATCTTGGCCAGTATGCGCCTCAAAGATCGCACTGGTCCTAACGGTGAGAAGCTGTTGCACCTAGAAGAGTTGCAGTCCGACTGGCACCAGCAAGGGCGTGAGAAGGGCTATCACGATCCAGAAAAACTGGCTCAAGCAGAAGCCACAATCAACGCATTGAAGGCAGAGCATAAGCGTCTTGGTGAAGTCAAAGCGTTAGCCAAAACTCCCGAAGAAAGTGAAGCCATCAGCGAACAAAGATTGGCAATCATGGGTCAGATTCGTGATGCCACCATCATGCCCTCTGACCATGTGCCCAATGCCCCATTCAAAAAGAATTGGGAAGAGATGGCGCTCAAACGCTTGATGCACCATGCTGCCGAGAAGGGCTACCACGGCTTGGTAGTGACGCCCGGCGATGTGCAAGCTGACCGCTACAGCTTGGCCAAGCATGTTGGCATGGTTGCTTACCATCCTGAAGAGCAAAGATTTCAAGCATTTAAACCAAACAGAGAAACGGTCATGAATGAACGGGGTGTCACGCCTGAACGTATCTCTGAATTGATTGGTAAAGAAGCCGCAGAAAGACTTTTGAAAGCTCCAAAAGTTGGAGATCATCATTTTTTAGAAGGTGAACAACTTCAAATGGGCGGCGAAGGCATGAAGGCGTTCTACGACAAAAAGGTTCCCAATATTCTCAACGCCATCGGCAAGAAGCACGGCGTGAAGACTGGGGTCATGAAAGTTCCAATGCCACCCAAGGACTCAACCAAAGTTCTTGGATACCCCGGCGGTGAAGAGTATGTCCAAGGAAGAACAAATTGGGATGAATTTTTGAAACAAAGCCCTCAAGCCGCAAAAGAAATCGGAACTCATTTGCATCACTTCCCTATCACTGAGCCAATGCGTCAAGACATTCTCAAAAACGGCCTGCCACTGTACAAAGAAGGCGGCATGATCCACAAAGCCATAGGAGGCACAGTGCAACCATCAATCAATCAAATGCGCATGGCACTCATGCAAAACAAATTTGTTGTGCCATCATCTGACCTCAAAACAATTGGCGCACAAGAAGCCCCGCAGCTTGACACCAAGCTCTACATTAACGAAGGCGGTCAAGACGGCATGGGCGGTGTGGACATGAACGCCATGCAGCCCGGTATGCAACTGATGCAAGCCCAGCCCAACCTTGACCCAACCAAGAACCAACCTCAAGGCGGCCAACCATCCAGCGCAGGCGCATCAAGCCCCTTGCAACAACAACCCAGCAACATCTTGCAAATGACGCGCCAAGGGCAGGCTATGAACGCCATGACACCTCCACAGCAGGCTCAAGGCATGAAAGATGGCGGTGAAGTTGGTCACTACGCATCAAAAGGCAAAGTTAAACAGACGGTTAAGAATGCGCAGCGAATTGCGTACCCCGGAATCTATGGAAACCCAAAAGAGATTGCAGCTTTAGCTGCTTCCAGAGTTGCACCTGAAGACCCATTGCTAAATCAAATATTTGGCGTCACTCGTGCCGATATGTACCAGCAAGCGCATGGTCGTCAAGGCATGCCACATCTTGGCATGTTGCCTGGAGCGGCTGCAAACCCCAAAGGCTCTATGGCCACAGAAGGCGTGATGAACAAGCGCAACGAACAGCGCTTGTTGGACGTCATGTCGGAAGCCCAAAAGCACGAAGGTTTGCGACACGGCATGGAGCCTTGGTACTACATGAACCCATTGTTCAATCAAATGGTCAAATTGTTGGGCCTGCAAAAAGCAACTGAAGAGTACAAAAAGATGAACGCCTTGATGGGCATGGCATCTTCGGCAAGTGAAGTGAATGCAGAAATTCCCCGCGGTTCTTTGGCTTACTGGCTGCAGAACCAAGGCCGCTTCAATGAGTTTGTGAAGCATGCAGGCAAGCGCTCACCTGAACGTCCCGCAGACTTTGGAGAAGTGCCAGGACACATTGTTCATAAAACCGCACAAGCCATCCCAATGCAAAAGTTCTTGGAGCGTGGCGAAGTTGATATGTCAAGCCCCAAAGTGCCCATGTACATCGAGGCGTCCGGCGTCCCAGCAACTGGCTTTCAGACGCGCACACCCGTCGGTGATGCGCACTGGAGCCGCGCTGTTGGCCTGGCAGATACACGAAATTCTCAATTCAAAAAAGGCGAAGAGGTTATCCCAAGTAAGAGTGTGACAACACCAGAGATGTCAGCACTTGGCCCATGGTGGAGACACAAGATTGCATCCCAACTGGGCCTTGAGTCCGTGCCTGCGCAAGCTCTTGCATGGGGAGCGTTTGCACCTCAAACAGGTGTGACCACTCCCATCGGCGCACCAAAACTTGAGTTGATCGCAAAGCAAATTGGTTTGACTGCTCAAAGATTAGGCGTGTCACCACAGACTGCTCGTGATTTAGTTTTGACAGGCAAAGAAAGAATGGGAAAGAAGAAAGGCGGCAAAGTAGCAGATAATCTCGACACTATGCGTCTTGCTTTAACAAAAAATTCAAAGAAGGCTAAATGATGGATGAACTGAACCAACCCGACATCGTCGAGAACGAAGACGGCAGTGCTGACGTCACGATGCCTGACATTGATACCGACATCGAGGAGCTTCCCGACGGCTCGGCCATTGTTAACTTCACAGAAGAAGGCCCCGAAGAGAATCCAGACTTCTACGCCAACATGGCTGAAGAGTACGACAACTATGCTTTGTCGTCTTTGGGTATGCGCTACACCGACTTGGTCAAGAAAGACAAAGACGCACGTGAAGAGCGAGACAAGAAGTATGAAGAGGGTCTGAAGCGTACTGGCATGGGCAACGACGCCCCCGGCGGTGCGACCTTCATGGGTGCCAGCAAGGTGGTGCACCCCGCCATGGCTGAAGGCTGCGTGGACTTTGCCGCACGCGCCATCAAAGAGATGTTCCCGCCAGATGGCCCCGTCCGTACCAAGATTCTTGGCAAGATGGACGACATCAAGTCCGAGCGCTCAGAGCGCAAGCGTGACTTTATGAACTGGCAGCTCACCGAGCAGATCGAAGAGTTCCGTGACGAGCAAGAGCAGTTGTTGACCCAGTTGCCATTGGGCGGCTCACAGTACTTCAAACTCTGGTTCGACGAAGAGAAAAAACGTCCATGCGTGGAGTTTTTGCCAATTGACCGTGTGATCATTCCATTTGCGGCCAGCAACTTCTACACGGCACAGCGTGCCACGGAAGTGCATGAGATCACCCATTGGGAGTTCAACCGACGCATTGCCAGCGGCATGTACAGAGACGTAGACGTTGTCCGATCGACGCAAGCCCCTGATCCCACCAAGCCTGAGCAAGCCAACAACAAGATCGAAGGCCGCAATGGCCAAGACAACGAAGATGGCGTGCGCAAGATTTACCACATCTACACATGGCTTGAGTTGGAAGACGATAAGTACAGCAAAGGCAAGATGGCACCCTACATCTTGATGCTGGACGAGCTGGACAACGAAGTCCTTGGCTTGTACCGCAACTGGGAAGAGCAAGACAAGACGATGACCAAGCTGGACTGGATCGTCGAGTTCAAATTTATCCCTTGGAGGGGCGCATATGCTATTGGTTTGCCTCATCTTATCGGTGGCTTATCTGCTGCTCTTACTGGCTCTTTACGTGCTCTTTTAGATTCTGCGCACATCAACAATGCGGCGACCATGCTCAAGCTCAAGGGAGCGAAGATCAGCGGTCAAAGCCAACAAGTTGACGTCACGCAGATTGTGGAGATTGAAGGTGCACCCGGCGTGAACGACATCCGTCAGATCGCCATGCCCATGCCGTTCAACCCACCCAGCCAAGTTCTGTTCCAGTTGCTTGGTTGGCTAGACACGGCCGCCAAAGGCGTGGTGAGCACTAGCGAAGAGAAGATTGCCGACATCAATCAAAACGCACCCGTGGGCACCACCCAAGCCCTGATTGAGCAAGGCGCCGCGGTGTTTAGCGCCATCCACGCACGCTTGCACGAGTCCCAAGCCCGTGTGCTCAAAATCCTTTGCCGCTTAAACCGCTGGCACTTGGATGAAATGCAAAAGGGTGAAATCGTTGCCGATTTGGAAATCAACCGAGAAGACTTCTCACGCAACACCGACGTGGTGCCCGTCTCCGACCCGCACATCTTCAGCGAAACCCAGCGCATGGCTCAAAACCAAGCTGTGCTGGCGCTGGCTGAGAAGCACCCCGACCAGTTCAACATGCAGGCGGTGATGTCACGCTTCCTGAAGCAGATGAAGGTGCCCAACATCAACGAGTTGATGAAAGACACACCAGCTCCAGAGCAACGCACCAGTGCGGATGAGAACGCCGCAATGCTGTTAGGTCAGCCGTCCTATGCTTACATGCAGCAAGACCACATTGCGCACATCCAAGATCACTTGCAGTTTGGCCTCAACCCATTCTTGGGTCAGTCGCCGTTTGCCGATCCAAATTACCTCAACAACCTGATTGAGCACATCAAACAGCACATGACGCTGTGGTACTTGAACCGTTCGAACACCTACGTGGCCAAAGCCAACCGCGGCAAACCCGTGGACAACTACGACGATCCAGCGCTCACAGCAACCATCGACAAGCTCTACACGACCGTTGGCGGCCATGTTTTGCTTGACACAGGTGAAGTGTTCCAGCAGTTCATTCCAGCCTTCCAAAAGCTCATCCAGCAAGCCCAGCAGCGTGCACAGGCGTCTCAAGGTCAACTGCCGCCCGATGCTCAGGTCGTCAAAGACACCAGCATGGCAGAGACTCAGCGCAAGACTCAGGACGATGCTGCAAACCACCAGTACGAGCAACAAAAATTGCAAGCGGACATGCAAAAGCACGCCATGGACAATCAAACAAAGATTGCCATCGAAAACGCCAAGCTGACACACGAAGCAATTTCAAACATGGTGCAACCCGCACCATCCATGCCGCAACCCGCGGCGCAACCCGCAGCACCTGCTGCACCACAACCCCAAGGAGCGCCAAATGGCATCTGATAACGAACAACGCAGCATCAACGTGCCACAGCACAAACGCTTGGCTCAAGGTGCGCCCATCAACGGTCAAAGCATGAAAGACACAGGCCAGAAAAAACAAGGTGGCTTGGCTCACGTGCCAAAGAAACATAAATGATTGAACAACTGATCCATGTGATCAAGGTACGTCAACAAGAGATTGCGCAATCGTTGATGGCAGGCAATGCCGTCACGTTTGAGGCGTATCAGCGTATGGTGGGCGAGGCACAAGGGCTGAAATACGTCCTTGACTCGTTCGACCGTATGGCGGAAGAAGAAGAAAACAAAGAATAAGACCCTAGTCCTTGGGTCTGAGGCCGCGCTGCAAAGCGCTTTAACGATGCACCTGCAATATGGTGTCAAAAGGAGTGAGTATGAGTGAGAAAGACCCGATCCCCACGATTGAGGGGGACGATAGCGTCCCTGATCCAGATCAACTGGCATGGGCATTTCCTGACGTCAAGCCGGGGCAAGCACCCTTTGGCGGTCGAGTGATTGTGCAACTGCGTCGAATCAAAAAGACGTCTGGCCGCATCATCATCGTTGACGAGACAAAAGAGAACGAGAAGTGGAACAACATGATCGGCAAGGTCGTGGCGCTTGGACCATTGGCGTTCAAAAACCGCGACACCATGCAGCCATGGACTGAAGGCGCATGGGCAGAGTTGGGCGACTTTGTGCGCGTGCCTCGTTGGGGCGGCGATCGCTGGGATCGACCTGCACCTGACACCAAAGATGGCGAAGACCCAGTGCTCTTCATGACTTTGAACGACCACGAGTTGATCGCTAGGATCACCGACAACCCACTGTCATTCAAAACATTTGTCTAACAAGGAAAAACCATGTCAGAAAAAGACGAAAAAGCAGTAGAACTGCAAGTTTCCGAGGCTCAAGATGGCTCCGCAGTCATTGATTTGCCCGAAAACTTTATAACTGATGATGAGGATACGCCTCAAGAAGCAGTACAAAAGGATGAACCAGTCGGTTCAACCGACTCAACAGACGAAGCAGACCATCCAGATGACTCAGATGCCGTGCGTGAAGCCAAACGAGCACGTCGCCGAGCCAAAAAAGACCTGATTCGCAAGACAAACGAGGAAAAAGACCTCCGTTTGCAACAACTTCAACGTGAAAACGAAGAGTTCAAGCGTCGTTTGGCCAGTGTGGAAGACCGCACACGCCAAAACGACCTTGCACGCATTGACAAAGGCATTGAAGACAGCCAAGTCCGCTACGAATACGCCAAAATGAAGCTGGCGGAGGCTGTGAGCGGCAATGATGGCCATGCCATGGTGGAGGCGCAAGAGCTTTTGGATCAAGCCAAGCAAGAGATTGCTCAGTTGAGCCAATACAAGCGTGCTGCCGTCGAGCAACAACGCCAACAACCCCAGCAACGTGACGATATTCAGCTTCCTGATCCTGCTGTGCAGCGCAATGCCGCAGAGTGGATCAAGCGCAATGGCTGGTACAACCCCAATGCAACCGACCGTGATTCATTGATCGCCAAGAAGCACGATGAAGCACTGATTGCCGAAGGCTGGGACGCTTCTGATCCAGATTATTGGCAAGAACTTGACAGCCGCTTGCAAAAAGCATTACCACACCGCTACAATGCGCCCAAAGACGTTAATTCTGACGTTCGCAAACCGAGGAACACTGTGGCTAGTTCTGGTCGTGAGGCTTCAGCATCATTTGGGGGCAGTAACCGCTCCCAGTTTGTTTTGACACCTGAGCGTGTCAAGGCAATGAAAGATGCTGGCGCGTGGGAAAACCCCACACGCAAAGCCAAGATGATTGAAAACTTCATCAAATTCGACCGTCAAAACCGCAATTAATACTTGGAGAACTAATCATGGACTCACGCCTTAAAAAATCTCTCAACGCTGGTGGTCGCCAAGACCGTTCAAACGGGGAAGCATCCCACGCAGCGCCTGAAGATAAGTTCATTTCTACGCAGGAACGTCGCAAGATGTGGAGCGAGGAGTGGACGCAATCAGCATTGCCAAAGCTGCCCAACATGGATGGGTGGCATCTCTGCTGGCTTTCGACAACCAACAGCTACGACTCCATTGATAAAAGGATTCGCCTCGGTTACGTTCCCGTTAAATCGGAAGAGTTGCCCGGCTATGAAAATTATCGTGTGAAGGCGGGTGAGCATGTTGGGTATATCTCGTGCAACGAAATGTTGTTGTTCAAATTGCCCATGGATGTGTATCAGGAAATCATGTTGTACCAACATCATGAGAAGCCTCAAGAAGAAGCGGATAAAGTCCGTGTTCAACTGGAAAGCCTCCAAGGTCAACGCGATAGCAATGGCAAACGTCTCGTGGATGTCGAGGGCGACGGAATTGGCAGTTTTGATAATCAACCAAGCAAAACGCCCGTATTTTCGGGTTAACCTTTAGGAGTATTCAATGAGTGCAACCTCTGCTCCGTTTGGCTTGCGTCCTGCGTTCCACCCCTCTGGTCTGGATCGCGCACAGGCGCTTGCAAACGGCATCACTTCGGGTTTGGCTGTCAACATTTTGAAAGGCCAACCAGTCGTCTACACAACCGCCGCTACCGTCGGTTCAACTGGTGCTGCTAACGGCACCATCATCCCTGCTGGCACACCCGGCAACAGCGCTGCTACCTCTGGCTACCAAGTCGCAGGCGCATTCGCTGGTGTTGAGTGGACTGACACCACAGGTCGTCGCCGCATTTCGAACTACTGGCCTTCTGGCACCGCATACCAAACCGGTTCTTGCGTTGCTTACTTCTACAACGATGAAAAAATCGTGTACGAAATTCAAGCCGATGGTTCTTTGGCGCAAACCTCTATTGGTAACGAGTACAACTTCAGCAACATCACCGCTGGTTCCACAACCACTGGTCTGTCGCAAGCTACTTTGGCTGTTGCATCCGCTCAAACGGTCGGTGCACAAGGTCAAATGCGCGTGGTTGACTTGGCTCCATACGTGGACAACGCTTGGGGTGATAGCTACACGATTGTTCGTGTGACATTGCCGTATGTTCAATTTGTTGCTGCTACTACAGCAGTTGTTTAATTAAGGAGCTAACAAATGGCAGCCCCGATGCGCAGTACGGACTTCCGTTCGATTGTTGAGCCTATCCTCAACGAATGTTTCGACGGAGTCTATGACCAACGTGCCGACGAATGGAGCCGTGTGTTCCGTGAAGAAGACGGCATTCCACGTAACTACCATGAAGAACCCGTTCTGTACGGGTTCGGTGCAGCTCCCCAGTTGCCCGACGGTACTCCAGTGACCTACCAACAAGGTGGTGTTCTGTTCTTGAAACGCTATGTGTACAAAGTGTATGGCTTGGCCTTCGCTTTGACCAAAGTGTTGGTCGAGGACGGTGACCACATTCGTTTGGGTCAAGTCTATGCACGCCACTTGGCACAATCTTTGGTGGAAACCAAAGAACTGTTGTCAGCCAACGTGCTCAATACCGCTTTCAACAGCACATACGCTGGCGGTGATGGTGTTTCTTTGATCAACACTGCTCACCCCATCGTGAACGGCACTTTCAGCAACCAGTTGGCCACCGCCGCTGTTTTGTCCCAAACTTCTTTGGAACAAATGCTGATCCAAATCCGTCAAGCTGTTGACAACAACGGTAAAAAAATCCGTCTGGTTCCACGTCAATTGATCGTTGCTCCCGGCAACATCTTTCAAGCTGAAGTTTTGTTGAAATCTGTGCTCCGCACTGGTAACGCCAACAACGACATCAACCCAGTGAAATCCATTGGTTTGTTGGACGAAGGCGCTGCCGTGTTGAGCCGTTTGACCAGCTCGACAGCATGGTGGGTGCAGACCGACGCTCCCGAGGGCTTCAAGCTCTTGATGCGCCGTCGTCTGGAGAAAACCATGGAAGGTGATTTCGAAACTGACTCTATGCGCTACAAAGCCACAGAGCGTTACGACGTTGGCTTCACAGACCCCCGTTGTGCCTACGGTACACCCGGCGTCTAAACCAAACAGGGCTGGTCTAAAAAGCCAGCCCTTTTTTTAAACCCTGAGTGGTTCAAGCCACAAGGAAGAAAAAAATGCCTCAATTTAGCGATGACTTATTCTTGGGTACTGCCCAAGGTTACATTGGTACAAACAACACAAACTCTGAAGCGGTGATCACTGGTTCGGTGACTGGCACGGTCATGACTGTGACAGCCATGAACTCTGGTGACTCTTTGGTTCTCGGCCAATTCGTGTCTGGCACTGGCATTACTGCTGGGTCATACATCACTTCTTTCGGCACTGGTGCAGGCGGCACAGGCACTTACAACTTGAGTGCTTCTTCGTCAGCCACTGGTTCGATCACAATCACTGCCTCTGGCAATTCTGGCCTCGGCGATCCTTCACCAATGGAAGTTGGCGTTGGTCCTTTGGGTCGTGAGTACGTTTGGGACATGGTTCCACAAACATTGCAAACAGCAAACATTGCCGCTTCGCAGACCCCTGCTGCTGCTGGCAACTTGACGCTGACTGCTGGTACTTCTGCCAAGTCTGTTGTTCGCACAGATGGCACCACAGTGATCCAATTGGACGTCGCACGCGCTGTTCAGTTGACCACCGCTTCTGGCACCATCAGCACAAGCCGCAACTTGACAGTGTCTGGTTATGACTACTACGGCCAACCAATGACCGAAGTGATCGCAACTGGTACAACCTCTTCTGCCGTGGCTAACGTCTCTGGCAAAAAAGCGTTCTACCAAATCTCCAGCATTGCAATCAGCGGCGCATTGCCCGTGGCAATTACTGTCGGCACAACTGATATCCTTGGCTTGCCATTGCGCACATTTGATGCTGGCTACATGGTTCGCGTGGGTTGGAACAACACCCTTGCAAACGATACAGGCACATTCACTGCCGCAGACATGACCACACCCGCTACATCGACCACTGGCGACGTGCGAGGCACTTACCTGCCTTCCACCGCTACAAACGGCGTGAAACGCTTGGTGGCTGTGATTGCTTTGCCCGGTATTGCCACAGGCCCCACTGCGACTCGCACTGGTGCTCTTGGTGTAACTCAAGCCTAATAGGAGGCCACAATGGGTCAATTTAAACCAATGGTGAAAATGTTCACCGATGAGCCTTCAGTTATTCTGAAACTCAAAAAAGGTGGCAAAGTTGCAGCCAAGCACCACGGTGAGCATGGTCACATGTCCATGCACAAAGCCGCTGGCGGCATGATGCACGGTGCTCATGAGGCTTTTGAAGCTGAACATGGCAAAGCCCCCAAAAAGCCTTCTATGGCTGAACGCCGCAAGGCCATGAATCCCAACATGTACGCCAAAGGCGGCAAGGTTGAAAAAGAGATTCACAAGGTCGAAAAAGAGCTGAAACACCACGAGCATTCCAAACATGCTCATGGTTTGAAGCACGGCGGCAAAGCTCACAAGGCTTCGGGCGGCGAGATTGATCGTGACGAAACCAAAACAACCATCGAAGGCAATGCGAAGAAATTCGAAAAAACCAAAGTGGTTGATGGTCAAAAGCACGACAAGCACCATGGCACTGGCATGATCAAGGAAGGCAAACCCGCTGGCTACAAGCACGGCGGCCATGCCCACAAGCACCACAAGGCAACTGGTGGCGCAATTCCTGCTGATACTGACGAGAAAGTCAATAAAGGCAAGATCAAAATGCACGGCACCATCGAAGGCAATGAGCACGACTACGTGAACACCGAGATGCACCAAGCCAAGCGTGATAAAGCGCACGGCACCAAAGGCATCAAGGAAACCAATGCAGGCGGCTTCAAGCATGGTGGACACGCCAAGAAGCACCACAAAGCAACTGGCGGTGCTATCCCTGCCGCAACCGAAAAAAACATGCGTGAAGGCCATTTAAAGGGCGACACATATGAAGGTGGCGACTGGGAAGATCGTGCGGCTGACACAGCTACAGGCGGCGTCAAAAACCGCATGACTGGCGGCGTCAAAGAAGCCAACGCTGGTGGCTACAAGCATGGCGGTCACGCTGCAAAAAAGCACTACGCCACGGGCGGTAATGTCGTTGATGACGGTAAAGCAGTAAAAATGCCCCGTCACTTCGTCAGCCGACCCGTGGCCAACAGTCTGCAATCTGGCACCTTCAAAAAAGGTGGCAAGGTTCACAAAGAAGTTGGCGGTAATGTTGATGCAAAAGCGGTTTCAGACAAAGCGAGTCGTGAACTTGAAGAAGCTCTGAATCCGTTAAGCATGGCCAAAGAGTTGTATGGCAAAGCCAAGAGTTATCTCACTGGCTCACCATCGACTCCCGGCGCTGTGACCAAGACCAAAGAATCGGTCACGGTTGCTCCCAACAAAAAACGCGGCGGCAGAATGTGCTAAAACTGGGTGGGGGCTTCGGCTCCCACTTCTTTCAAGGATAGATCATGAGTAATGGAATCGTTTCATCAATCACTCGCGCTGGCACCTATGAGCCATTCGATCTTCAGGTTGCTCGCAACCAGATTTTGGGTCACAGCGACGTTAGTTTGTTTGGTTATAACGGCGGTATAACTTCTACCTCTGCACCAACAACTGCCCCAATTCCAATGTGGGAAAATGCAACTGCATACACATTCCCATCATCTGCTGCTCAATTGACCATTGTCAGTTCATCTGCATCTGATAACACATCTGCTACCGTAACAATCAGCGGTTTAGATGCTAGTTACAACCCACTTTCAGAAACAATTGCTTTGAATGGCACAAATGCTGTTACATCGGTAAACAGTTATTACCGGGTTAACTCAGTCATCATGGCATCCGCTGGTACATCTCAAGTAACCAATGTTGGAACAATCACTCTTAAACAAGGCACCAACATTGTTGCTCAAATCAATCCAAAGGTTGGCAAAAACCAAGCCAGTATTTATTCAGTCCCCGCTGGGTACACTTTTTATTTGAACATCGTTGAAGTCAATTCAGACAACACTTTGGGCAGTGGCAATGGCATGTATTACAACGTGCAGCAAACCGTTAATGGCGTTCAATACAACGTATTGACCCAAGGTTTTAGTTCTGTTTATGTGATTGATAGATCATCGGCTCCATTCGCATACCCGCAAAAATCAGACATTCAATGGCAGATTGCAACAACCAGTTCAACTGCTATTTTGTCTGGCGCAATCATTATTGGTAAGTTGATTCAAAATAACGTCAACACAACTCAACCCGGTAACTGATCATGCCCTTGACCAAATCCAAATCCAAAAAGGCTTTTTCACACAACGTGGAAGCTGAGATGCGTGCTGGCAAACCTCAGAAGCAGGCGGTGGCAATTGCGTATGCGGTCAAGCGCAAAGCCAAGAAAGCATCTGGCGGTGAGATTGATTGGGCAGACATTGATGAAGATCGTCCTAAACCTCGTAGATATGCAAATCCTCATGACTACGATAGCGACGTAGACTTCTACAAAGCAGTTGGCGATCCTCGTGGAGATGAAGATGACGAAGGCGAAGACACAGCCCCTCGCATGTCTGAGATCAAAAAACACAAGAGCACAAAACTTGTGAACAAACTCACAGCCAATCGTCAAATGGCTGACATTGCAAAGGCTTCTGGAAACAAAGCAGAATCCGAAAAGCAATTTGGTCGTTTGGAGCGACGCGGCGAGTCCAATCGTTTGAGAGAATTTGCCAAGTCCGCTGAAAAACGTGGTGACAAAGCAAAGGCTGACACACACCGCAAGGAATGGTCAGAAAAAGTTGGCAAAGGCAAACCCGCACCCTTCAAAAGTGGCGGAAAAGTCAAAAACTCATGCTGGTGATCTATGGCTAAAAACGGACTCTATGCCAATATTCACGCCAAGCAAGAGCGTATTGCTCATGGCTCTGGCGAGAAGATGCGCAAGCCCGGCAGCAAGGGTGCACCCACCGCGGATGCTTTCAAGGAGTCTGCAAAGACTGCCAAGATGAAAAACGGCGGTGTGTCTCTGGCTGTTGGACGCGGTGAAAAATTGAGTGTTTCACGTGGAGCAGGACTTACCCAAAAGGGTCGGGATAAGTACAATCGTGAGACAGGTTCACACCTGAAAGCACCACAGCCTCAAGGCGGTGCTCGAAAAGACAGCTTCTGCGCACGCATGTCGGGCGTGGTCGAACATTCAAAAGGCGATGCGGAGCGTGCCAAGGCTTCTCTGAAGCGCTGGAAATGCCCCGGTTGGTGAGGTAAAAAATGGCTTATAGCGGCACAGTTGGGCAAACAGTCGTCACCGTCCAAAACTTAATTGATGACGGTGCGCGTCGTGCTGGAAAGCTGGCGGAGGAACTGACGGTTGAGCAAGTTCAAAGCGCCAAGCAGTCGCTGTTTTTGATCTTGAGCAACCTGATCAACCAAGGTATCCAATACTTCGCCATCAAGAAGCAGGTCTACGGCCTTAATCCAGACCAATACGAATACCTGCTCCCCGTGGGTGGCGTGGACGTCTTGAACGCCCTCTATCGCTGGATGACTCGACCAACCCCTGCCGCTGGTGGTTCGTATTTTTCTTCGTCGGGCGTGACAGGTTTGGCCTTTGACAACAACGTCTTGACCTCTGACGCTCAGACATCGCCCAATGGCTACATCGGTGTCAACTACGGCCAAAACAACCCAATCTATGCTGGCTCAATCGGCATCTTGCCTGCGACGTCTGGCAGCTTTCACATCTTGCTTGAGACGTCCAGCGATGGTTCAACATGGACTACGTTATTGGACACTGGCGTCACCCAATGGGTGAGCGGCCAATGGCTGTGGTACGACATTGATCCCGGTGTGACTGCACAGTATTACCGCATGAGAGAAACCTCTGGCGGCACATTGAACGTCGCTGAGTTTTACGTCGGCAACAATTCGACCGAAGTCACAATGAGTCGGTTGAACCGAGACGACTATACAAACTTACCAAACAAAAACTTTACTGCAAACCAACCGTTTCAGTTTTGGGTAAACCGTACCATTCCGCAAACCACCATCACGCTGTGGCCGACCCCAAGCGACCCCTTCGTTCAAATGACCGTTTGGTACTCGTCGCAAGTGGAAGACGTAGGCGCATTGAGCGGACAACTGGCTGTGCCAGATCGATGGCTGATGGCCATCCAAAACATGCTGGCTCACCAGATGAGCCAGACGTTGCCTGCCATTCAATTGCAACGCATCCAATATTTGGAAGGCCAAGCTGAAAAGTATTTCCAAATGGCAGAGCAGGAAGAACGCGACAAATCTCCGATATATTTTGCTCCAAACATAGGTGT